TTTCAAGGCCGTCAGTTGAGAGATTTTTAAAAAATGACATAGTATTTTCTTTCTTGGTTCAGGGTTGATTTACTGATCGTCTGCATAGAATTCATGCAGCTTATTCAGTACGAGTTGACAATCATTGTCGATGAAGGTTTGAGCACGAGTGAACAAACCCATTGGTCCACGGATTCGTTCACCAACTGTTTTCTTGGTCAGTTGAGTTTGGAAAACGTGTTTGTAGCCTTGAATCTCATCATCAGGTGTGATGGGAAGCAAGTCATTGGCGTAGTCTTTCAACTCCTTCAGGGGAAGGCGTTTACAAGACACAATGCAAGAGAAGTAAGCTTCAATGCCCACTCCTTTCAGAGCACCCTTCACAGGGATAAATGTCCGGGTGTCCAGTGTCTTTTCATCTGTCTCGTCTTTGACGTGAGCGGTAAAGATCACAGGCTTACCGAATTGAGGCACAAGTTCTTGCATCAGAGTTTTGAAGTACTGTTGATAGTCCCCCCATGCTTTCATCGTGTTAGCTGCTCTGAGCACATACTGAGACTCATACATTTCCATGAGGAAAGTTAGGGAGTCCACGATGATACCGTCAACATCCTCACGATTTTCAATTGCCTCCTGAAAATATGAATGTATTTCCATTGGGTCAGTGATTGTAATACGGTTGAACCTGTTTTTAAATGGCAAGCGTTTACCGGATTCACAGTTGAGATAAACCCAACGATCTTGATTTTGAATATTGCGAAGGCTGGCACTTTTACCAGTGGATGAATATCCGACTACTGCAATGAGTTGGTCATTTGGTACGACATCTTCTATCATATATTTCCTAAAGTTTAGAACCAAATAAAAGAATAGCTTATTTTCCAGCTATCTTTTTGGCTACTGTTTGCATAATTGTGCTCTCTATTTCTGTTACTGCCAGTGGATTATTCAGCTTCTTGTTGAAAGCCAATACTTGTTTCTGAACTTCATAGAAGTCCATGCCACCATCCACCAGTGTCAAAGCAAACTTGACCATTTGGTTATTACGATTGCCAGTAGCAATACGTTGAGCAAACCAACGCTCAAGGTTGTCCATTGATTCAACCTTCTTCATTTCAGACTTGAACTCTTCATTCTTGGCAGTCTTCGGGATGAATTTCAGTACATCAAACAGTTCGCCCTCAAGGTTGTAGTGATACGTTCCCTTCTCACATGAAGTCCACTTACGTGACCGCTGGTTAGCTTCCTCATCTGTTTGGAAAGGTAGCCACTCAACGATTGCATTCATGAACTCACGATAATCATCAGCATCAAGTTCCAAGTGATAGTTCATTGGAATGATCAGACGGAAACGATTCTCTGCTTCAGTGTGTCGTTTGGTGGTGTAAGTCATGAACTTGTACTCCTTGAACAGGTCATGAACCATGCTCAAGGGTGTACCACCATCAACATCAATTACGATCATGTTGAATCCAACAAGAACATTCTCTTCAGCACGGTGGCCGTTCTTGAATGAGTGATTGGTCCAGTGCAAGTCTGGTTCCTGAGTCATCGTATGCAGTTGATCAAAGGGTGCAACAACTGGTTCATAGTGATAAGCAAAGTGTTCACTGTAGGCCAAGTGCATCTCTGCAATGTTTGTTTCCTTCAGAGTCTCACCTTTGTAGAACTCAATACCGTCCACGTAGGTCTTCTTGATGAGGATGTGCTGCTTGTAGCCCCATGCTGTAGCCAAGCTGATCATCTCATTGCGTGCTGCACTACCAGTCTTGTAGAAAGGTAATGCTTCATGTAAATCAGCATGGGTTAAGTCTGTACCTTCAGCAGCAATGTATTTGGCCAACTTCACGTAAGTCTTCTCACGATTCAGTATGGTCTGAAATGCCTGACCAGATTCTTCAACAAGCAGAATTGCCTGTTTCAAATTGATCATCTCAAGTTTGTTAGAGCCATCAATGAATGCGTATGCACCAGCCAGCTTCAATGCTTTGAAGTAACGGTGAGACAGTTCAGCTTTCTGGATTTCCCTGTGGTCAGCCAAAGCATCTGATACTTTTTCACAGTTCATTTTGTAGCGAATCAATTCAACAGCTACGTCATCTTCCACTTCGATTTCCCAACCGAAGCGGGCAGGGTCAGCCAGTGTATGAAAGTGGTTGGCCCACTTAGCCACGATGGTAGAGTTCTGAGGTTGAATCAGCTTCTGATAACTCTCTTCAGGTGTCTGAGTATGACTGGCCTTTCTGTCTTGGTTCCCGTAGCCAAAAATGCAGCGACGTGCATAGCCTGTATCCAACATACTGTAGAAGGCATCTTCAGTAGAGCCACCATCCAGCAGTTTGGCGGGAGTGCCAAACAGCAGCATGTTGGTTGGTGTCTTACCGTCAATTTCTTCATCACGTTGGCTGTCGGCTGTGTTCTTGGTCAGCTTCTGTTTCACGATACCTTGGTCATACAACTCAAGGTACAGTTTCAGCAGATCATCCGAGCTTTCAAGATTGGAACCAATCTCATCAACCTGCATATTGATGGAGCCACAGTTGGCCATCAGCAACTTGTTACGCAGTTGCTTCACAGCAGGCGTAGTGCCAGAGTCAAAGGTAAATGGGTAAGCACCAGCACGTTTGAACGCACTGGATACCTTGTCAAATTCCTCTTGAGGGTCAGTGCCGTTACGTGCAGCTTTGTCATTGGCAATGTCCCACAGGTTCTTTTCAGCTACTGTGGGGAAGGTATCCTCCATGAAGCGTTTTTTAAATCCAGCAAGGAGTTCGTTCTCAAAGATGTGAACAGAATGGCCTTTACCAAATCCAGAAGTTGCCAGAGCCAACGCGTAGATATTGACAGGAATTTCACCACGATCTTTGGTGAGGACCGTGGCACGCATTGCTGCAGCCATCTTGCCAAAGAAATAAGCTGCTTCGGTACGGAAAAATCCTTTGTCCGTGTTAGAAGTTTTAGCACATAAAGGGCAATATCCACATCTCTTTGGTTCACCGGGAATGGTTTTAACAATGCCTACTTTTTTGGTAAGGCAGTGCAAATTGGCTTCAGCCAACGAATCAAAGTTCTTTGTGGACTTGCCACTTGTTTTGGCAGGGTCAGCATAGTACTTGTATGCTGGTTCGCTCATCCAGAGTTCTTCTGGTGTGCACTCAGGCATGTCTTTCTCGTCAGCTTTACCATACTTGTCCAGTAGGCCAAGTTTGTTCTCAACCCATTGCTGGATTTGTACTGGCTCAGTGAGTACCAAGTTCTTGGCCATAAGCCTTGAAGGTGGATACTTTGGATTCTGTGCAGCAGATGACTTCATCCAATCAGTGAAGACAAAGTTAATGATGCCGTAGTCTTCAGTGATCTTGTCTTGGTTCAGCCATTTGTATAGGCTCAACTGCAGACGATAGTCTTCAGTACGATTGCCGTACATCCAAGAGTAAGCAGACGTGGATTTGTAGTCTTGAATGATGCCGTCAGCAACTAAGTCAAACTTGCCACCGAGAGTCCACTTGCCCACATCTTTCATGGTTCGTTGTTCAGTCCATAAAATAATAGGGTACTGAACCAAAGAAACTTGTTCAGGGGTAGGATTCACAAGAATGCGTTCGATCACATCTTTGGGATAACCAAGCAGACGCAATGCTTTGGGCATATTGGTATTGATGGCTTTCTCAATAGAGTCATGCAAAGCAGTACCCATACGAGAAGCAATCAGATCAGATATGTCAAAGCTTTTGCTTTCAGCAGGCACACGTTGAGCCAAGACAATCTGCTTGATTGGTTTCATCAACGTGGTCACGCTGATGTAATTGGGGTTGTCGATGTAGTCATACTCATCATTGAGCAACCAAATGGCCATTGGTAAAGCAATGTCTTGATTGTTAGTAATTTTCATGTTGACCTTTTGTAATGAAGTAAGGATGCAGTGGCGTAGTGAACACGCTTCTCAGCGTCGTACAGTGCAGCTTGTCCGGGTTTACCGTTGCCCAGACGGGCAGCAGCAGTACGCCAGATAGCTTTGAATTCACAACCCTCATCAAACGTCATGTTCAGAGCACGAATGATGTCTTCACATTCTGCTTGATATGGTGCTTGAGTTTCACGTTGAGGGTGTGGCACCTGTACCAAGTAGTAATTAACTTTGCTACCAGTTAATTTGGTTGGTTCAGGTGTTGGTATTTCTGTTTTAGTAGCTTCAAACATTTTATTTGCCGCTTCTTGATATAGCACTTTGTTTGCATCATTAAGGTCGGTGAGTTCTTTAATATTTGCAAGAAATTGAATTTCTGGAGGTGACATATCCTCTATAGCCTTGCGTACAAAACCACCATCTTTAGTGGGTAAATAGGCAAATCTTTCCATTACTGCACCGGGGCCAAGTTGAGATTGTTGAATTCGTTCTCAGATTGAAGTCCGAGAGAGACAATGTTCAGAATGATCACGTCAGCAATTTCAATGGTGTTGTCTTCAGTCTTGACACGGAAGTGGTGCTGCAGCACTTGTTGAGCTTCATTCAAAGCAGCGACACCCAAGACTGGGCTATCCGAAGTGATGATGCCATTTAGGGTGATGATACCCATAGGATTTGATCCCTTGGCTCCACCATCGACTTTGTAGACTACATTGCCTGCAACGAGGAAGTAGTGTTTTTGACACAGAGTTTCAGAAGCTGTCATAAGATTTCCTTGTAGTAAAAACAGAAAAGGAGCTAAATAGCTCCTTGGGGTTAAGACGATGAACGTCTATTTTAGAGTGAATATGCTGGCACAAAACATGATCATTGCGGTGATTTTTTGATCAAATGCAAACAATGCTATAGCAGCGGAACCAAACAAAATAAAGAATACGGGGTTCTTTTTGATAAAGTGCATCATGACATTGCTTTCGAGACTATGGCAACGATTTCGTCTTCAGTGGCATTGTTGGGAATGCCAATTTCATCCTTCCATGTTGGATAGAAAATGGACAGTTCACCACCTAAACCAACTGTAGGATGGTAGATGTCTGGGTGTTTATTCCAGTTGACTTCACGCACAAGATGTTTATTTAAAAACATCAGTGCATCTATGTCATCACGAATGAGTGCATAACCAGCATCATGAATTTGAGCACAAGGACGGATAGCTTCAGCATACTCACTGGCACGAACAATCTTCATGGTTGCTGCCCATGCACGAGAGTTCAATAAACACCAACTTTGTCCAAGAGCATTTCCAGCAGTACGTCCTTCGGCTTCTGCTTCTCGAGGTGTCTGACGATTGCCACGAATAACTTGAGCCAGTAATGGAGTACGCACACGTAATCCAAATGCACCAGTGATATAACCATCTTTAGAAGCATGGTCTAACTTGTCTTGAACCCAAGCTGTACTTGCTGTATATAACGAGTGGTAATTCTTTTCAATGCTGCGTGCCATTTCTGGGGTAAAGCCACAGTTCTTAACAAGTGTTGACCATGTGCCCAAATAAGTAAGTGCAAATGTTGGGGCTTTACTGTCTTGGCGATATTTCTTATAAAGATCAGCAACAGAGTTAATGCGGTGAACATCGTGTTGACTGACAGTTATCTCTTCAGGATTAGTCAGTGGTTGGTCAATGATTAACATTTGTCTCCTTGGTTCTGGAACCAACAAAACAAAACCCGGAATTAACCGGGTCTTGTTTCAGGTTTAAATTGTGCAGATTCCTGCTACACAAGCCATTTCTTGTGAGCCTTCAGTCTGGTCGTCTAGTTCAATGAACTGATCCCAGTTGATCGTACCGGGGTACTTGGCTAAGAATTCTGTGTACTCTTCTTTGGTGATTTCTTGGAATGGTGCTTGACGGTAAGTGCCGTTGTCATGAGGCAAAAAGCTCACACCACAGACTTCATCAAAGTGTTTGTACACCCATGCACCAGCTTCCAGCCACTCATGGTCTTTGACGTAGATGGTTACTGATGGTTTGTGCTCACACCAATGACGTTGGAACATCAACCAATGTTCCAGTTGCTGTACAGCGGTACGATCATCTCGCATCACTGCACCAGTAGGAGACTTGACTACGAAACTGAAGATAGTTTCACTGTCTGGTTTGGTCAGACTTGGTTCCCAAGCAATGCCTTGTTCTTTGAGGAATTGAGTGATGGGGTCTTTGTTGTCTTGGCGATAGGTACGAATGTAGTACTGACCAAAGCGAGGATGTAAGCCACCTGTACCAGCATTCACCAGTTGAGCAACAGTACCAGAGGGCTTATTGCAAGTGATGGCCACAGATACGTTGACCCCAAAGTAACTAGCCCATTCAGTAGCCACAACACGAGCATGGTCACGTAGAGTTTCCAGCCAGTCAATTGCCGTGTCATTGACATTGTTCAGAATTGGGTGATCCATCACACCTGTCATAGACACACCAAGCAGACGTTCTTCTTCACAGTTACGTTGCAGTTCTGGATCAATACCTTTGAAGTCTGTCAGAGTTGATTGATAGACACCCATGATGGTTGCTGCAGTAATCTTCTCCATCAAAGTTTCAAGAGTATCGTGTGCACGAACCACAGCTTCAGTCAGGTTGCACATCTGATTGGAGCGAAGCAGAATCTCGCTGCAAGGGTTGCAACCATAGTCATAGTCAGCAGAGCGACGCCCCCAACGAGCAGCTTGCTTTTTAGCAGCAGCACGATTGAAGATGCCACGTTCACCAGACTTGGACTTAATCAACGACAGCCACTCAGTCATGAAAATTTCAATTTCAGGACGTTCTGTGTACACAGCAGAGTTGTTGGCCAAACCACGTTGACCATTAGAAACCCACCATTGACCTTCTTTGGCATCACGCATACGTTGGTCAGATAGATTGCTCAGACTAATCAATGCACTGCGACGAACACCGCCGACCACAACAATGTAAGCGATCAGACAACAAATGTCATGCACTTCCAGTGATGTGAGTTTCCGCCCAGCAGCATATACGAACAGATTGCTCACAAAATCAAACAGACGTTTTAATGGTTCTGGTCCAGAAGCACGACCACCAAAAGTTTTGAGGCGTGCACCCTTTGGACGAATCCTGGAGTAGTCTACTTTTGGTACTGCACCTTGGTAGAGGTAGCGAAGCAGAATGCTGAAAGCATTGGCCCAACCTTCTTTGGAATCCTTGACTACGATCACATCATCAGTCTTGGTGATGTTGTCTGGGATAGTGGGCAACTTAGTAATCATCTGGCGTTCACAGGAGAATCCTACCCCAGTGCCATGCAATAAGATCAGTAACATATCACTGAACTTGCGTACTTTGTCTATAGCGACGTATGCACAGTTATAAGATGAAATGTTGTTACGCTTAACTGCTTCACCAGCAGTCATCAGCAAACGCATTGAGGGCATAGTTTCCAGTGTGCAAACTTTTGACTCAAGATTTGGTACAGTTTCTAACCATTTGGTTAGTGCCTGTGGATGCTTCTCAGCAATGTGTTCTTGAGCAAAGCTGAAGTAACGCTTTACAGTCTCCTCCCAAGACTCACGGCGTTGCTCCTTATCAAGATAGCGTGCGTACTTGCTCTTAGCAATGTACTCTTGTTGTGGCGTATCAAAGATGGTTATTTGTTGGTTCATGTTATACATAGATAAAAACATCCCATCACAAGGATGTAAGTTGAACAGACAGTAGCTGATATAACTCAGCCCCTGTCACCTTCTTTCCCATGTACATAATGGTTTCCTGTTCATGGAAATAGATTTCTTTGGTTCCAAGCAAGGCTTTGTAGCATTTAGCCCCTGAAGGAGCACGCTCAATATCTGGCATTAATTCACCAAAATAAGCTTGTGCTCGTAGACTGTGACCGTCATAACCTTCTTCGTAGACTTGTATCTTGACAGGGTCTTTCGTGGTGAGTGCAGAGATGCGATCTTCAAGACTGGCAAAGTCAAGACCAACAAATAGCCAATTATTGGGCGCTTGAAAACAAGACTTGATTAACTTTGCATACTTGCTGTTGGCTGGTAGGTTCTGCAAATTCGGCTGACTGCTTGATAAACGGCCTGACACTGTACCACCAAGATTGAAGTTTCCGAACAAATAATGCCAGCCATCTGGGCCAAGTGCAGCGTTCTCCATTGCAGGGATGAACCCGGTCAGAATTTTATTGACTGCTGTGTAGTCAATGAATGCTTCCAGCAGAACCAAGACACGAAAATCCGTGGTGTGGTTCTTCAGTTTGGCGATGGTGTCACCATCCACAGCAGGCTGCTTGTTGTCCGTGTACTCAATGACTGGCAGGCCAATCACGTCATACAGTAGCTCTTGAAGCTGGGGATATGAGTTTGGATTCCAAGCAACATTGTTCTTGGGCTTCAGCAATTCTGCGTCAGCATCGGCCATGTCCACACGCTTCTTCTTGAGTTGAGCATTGCGTTTGGTGATCCATGCAAGCTTGCGTTGATAGGCATACTCTTGAACCAAGACACAATCCGAGATTCGCTTCACAGCAGAATCAAAGTCTTGTTGCAAGATAGCTTTTACTTCAACTACACGAGCCATATTCAATGGCATACCAGTCAGTTGCATTTGAATGATGTCAACAGTCGTGGACTTGAATAGACCTTCATAGATGTCCAATTGCTGTTCAGCAACCATTGTTGGATAGTGCTTGTTATGCACGAACCAAGTGGATAGACCATCAATCAAGTTGTAAGCCAGTAGTTTGCTTGGTTCAATCTTGCAAATGTCCTTTATGTCCTCTTGTGCCCAGTTGCCAGCAAACTCTTGAGCTTGAGTCTTCAGACTTAAGTCATTGCCAGCACATGAGTTGGTGGCCAAGTAAGAGATGAGCTTGGTACATTCCCACTTTGTGAGCATGACCTTGATACCGTCCAATAGTCCGGTGGTATCAATGATGTTCTTCATGAACAATTGGTAGATCAGTACATAGGCATCGTATGCAATGTTGTGATAAATGATCTTGTGTTGCATCCTTCTGAAGAAGTTAGCAAGCAGAGCACGTACCTCCTTGTTGTATCCCTTGGTTCCAAATGGAGCTTCAGTTGCTCCTTCGATGGGAATGTAGTCAACAAGGAAGGCAATGCCTTCAGATTCATTCCAACAGAATGTAATGGAACCAATGCCAGCAATGTGATGCTTGAGACTGAATGCTTCAATGTCACAGGTGAGTGGACAGTCCATAGCAATGAGCTTGTCCAACCAATCACTGATAGTCTGTAAAGTATTAGGATACTCGGCAAACTTCACAATGTTGTCACCGGGAGCTTTGTACTTGCCTTCCAGATGATTGGCCAATGAGCGCATAGCTGTCTCAATCTTTGGTTTGGCTTTGTCTGGGTCATAGAACACAGACTTGTACGATGGTGCATAGGCCACATGAATGTTTGGATCGTAAGCACAAGGTAGGACGTAGCCTACATTGGTGTCCACTTTCATTACACCAGCCAAGACTTTGAAGTACTCTGCGTCAGTGCAGAGTACATAGCTGATGTTCTGTTCCTTGAGTACAGGCATCAACTCTGTTTCTGTGTACTCTTTGAGCACAGCTTTGGAAGTCTTCTTGGTCTTGAGGTCTTGGTACAGACTCAATGCCATGAAAGCATCTTCATCTAAACCAAATGGTTGAAGGTAGGTCTTCTTGATTTCCTCCCTGTTCAAATAAACAGAGAGGATGCAGACTGTCTTGGTGGCGTTAATGTCACCAAACATAATGTGTTGCATCAGAGTGCCAATCGTAGTGAGATAAAGTAATGAAGTAACTTTTCTGATGAAGCCCAGTTCTTGCGAACCATGTCAGGGCATTGTCCCAGAGCATTTTCAAATGGAATTACACGAGGTCCAAACTTTGTAGGCAGAATAGTTTTGAGGCAGTCTGGTAAACCATTCTCCACACCATTCAATTCTACTATTGGAAGCAATGCTTGCCAGATATTTTGAATCTCCCGTTTGCTGTCCTTCAGCATCTTGAGATTCTCTTGCATTTCACTCAGCAAGCTAATATCAAGTGTTGGTGCTCCACGCATGGGTGTGTTGATAGATGCCAACTTATAAATGACACCTTCAAAAATGAACATGTGCCTTGATGCTTCAGTTTCGTTCCTGTTCTTCTTGATGAGTGCTTCAATACTGCGTTGGAAAGCTTTGGTTTCTGGTTCCAATAAGGTTGTCCGAACCAAGCTACCTAATTCAAAGGTGTTCATTCAATAACTCCCCCATACCTGCTGACCAACTGACCGTACATGACGATACGTTGGCGAGCACGAGTCACAGCAACATAGAGCAGACGTGCTGCCAGTTTGGGCTGTGTGCAGGTAGAGAGATTGTCTAGATCAATGAACACAATGTCGTAGGTAGAACCTTGACTTTTGTGTACAGTGCAAGCATCCCTTGGGCGTAGGTCTGGGTGTTTGTTCTTCAGGTCGAAGTACGAAATCCAGTCTTTCTGCTTGGCAAAATGTTTGATCAGTTGATCAAAGTGAGTCTTGTCGATGGGTACAGGTACATCACAGAATGTATTGAATGCTGTCTCCAAGTCCATATAACGAACTTGCAGATCACCACGACCTTTCATCACAGTTGTGATTTCATCATCAATACGAATAATGGTCACTGGTTCTTCAACAGAGATGTTTCCTGTAGGAAATTGTAGAGCAGAATTACTAATCAGCTTGTCACCTACTTGAAAGTCATCAGGCAAACCACGAAGCCCACGAATGAATGAATTGAGGGCATTAACTTGGTTATTGCTGTAAGCCAATACACGGCTGTCTGCTTCTTGGTTCACGAAAGTATCTTCAACCATTGCCATGACTTCTTCTGAGTCAAGCCAGTCAATCACACCGGGATGTACTTGAATTGGTTTGAAGATGCCAGTACGGACAGTCTCACGGAGTTGTGCACACAGAGCTTGAATCTCAGGTACATCAGTACGCATAGGTTCTGTCAGTTCATAGAAAGGCAGATTTTCCCTGTAGATAGCAGACAAGTCCTCAAATACAGGAGGCAACTGGCTGTGATCACCAACGTAGATCACCTTGCTGTTCAGGGTGCCTTCTTTGATAACTTGACGTAAGTTGACATCAATCATTGAACATTCATCAATGAAGATGATTTCGCGTGTGTGAACTTTCCAGTTGGCAGTCTTCATCAGTTGACTCTTGCCAGTGGAAAAGTCTTCCTTTACCTTGAGGCCAAGGAATGAATGAATCGTGGAAGTTGGTCGGCCTGTTGCTTCGCCTAGAACTTCAGCAGCCTTGTTTGTTGTGGCAGTCATCTGCACTGAATCATATTCAGGCTTGATGCCCATGATTTCACAAGACTTGAAATAGTTGGGCATGATTGTGTCAATCAAGTGGCCCATGAGGAAAGTCTTACCAACACCACCAGCACCAGAGAGAATCAATTCTTTTTGGTCGGAGAACAGGAATTGGAAAAACCCGTCAGATGCTGCTTGTTGACCAGCATTGAGAGATTTGGTATTTGGTTTCATAATGAAAAAGCCCCCTGAGAGGGGGCTTGTATGTTGGTTAAAAAGAACTTAGCCTGTATGCCCAAATCCTTGAGTACCACGTGAAGTGTCGGATAGCTCAGAGGTTTCTTGGAAAGTAATCACAGGCACAGGGATCACAATTGCTTGAGCAATACGATCACCTTTTTTGACAGCAATGTGCTGTTCAGTATCAGAGGTTGTCAGTAGTACTTTGACTTCACCACGGTAGTCACTGTCGATGGTTCCTTGGAATGCTTCGACACCTTGATTGAAGGCAAGCCCACTACGAGGCTTGATGAACATGGCACATCCTTTGGGTATTTCAAAGGCAAGTCCTGTTTTGACAACTGCACGACTTGGTGCTGTTACATCCTCCAGAGCATACAGATCGAATGCTGCAGCATGTTCTGTCCCATAGGTAGGGACGATTGCATCAGGGTGTAGCTTTTTGAATTTGAGTATCATTTTTGTGTCTCAGATAAGCGTTGGTAATAAGGGAACGCACATAATCTTTGATTGATAGATGTGGTCCTAGTTGATCTTCAATCCACTCCAATTGGGCAGGTGGCAACTTCATCAACACGTCTTCCATGAATGTTCGACGTGTGTCAGCAGGAGCCACACCTAAATCTTTGAGTCTGAGTGTCACAGTGGTTGGATGACACCCCAAAGATGAACCAATGGTAGCAAGGGAGAATCCCAGACTGTTGAGCCTAACTAGGTCAGAGTCAGGGATTGTTTTCTTGGTTCGGCGTTGTCGAGGCATGTTTAGCTCCTTAAAGCAAATATACCTCTAGTTTAACTCACTTGGTTGAATCTTTCTCAACAGCTTGAGCATCCTTGGCAGTGATACCAAGCTTATCCCAACCGACTTTCTTGCTACGCTTGAAGTCACGCAGGGCTACTGCACAATCAATTTTGTGCTGTTTTCCTTGGGCTGTTTTCCACAACTTGAGCAACTCTCCTGCAATCTCTGCACGACCTTTGCCAGTGGTGATAACTTCAGTCACTTCATTAGACACAGTGCGAACATCTATTTTCTCAACAACATAAGCTGATACTTCTGTTTCCAGTACGGTAGGTGCTACTTCAGGCAGTGCCTTGACTTCTTCAGTCTTGGTCTTTAGTTCGGTGACAACAATGCCACCACCTTTCTGAGCAGTGATCTTGACTTCAGTATCAGCAACAGGATGACTGCCAGAGAGTGCTTGTGCCAACAGGTTCAAGCCTTCTGTTGAAGTCAATGGTTTGTTTGCACGGAGCGTAGCGTAGTCCTCTTTGGACAGTTCAGAGATGATGTGGTAGCCACAGACACGCATCTTATTTGCATCATAGGTCGGCACAGCAATCACGTCTTCTGGACGTACTTTACAGATGGTCACTACGTCACCACTGAAGCCACCGAGATAACCACGACGAGCTACGTGCAGACCATTGGAGCATTCGTTGTTACGGTCCATATCCACGAGACTTTCATCCATGTGCACATAAGCCCCAACACGTTGAGGCACATTACCAGAATGGATATCCACATACGTGAAG